CCCTGTATCAAGTATATATGGTTCTTCTGATAAATATAAAAATATTTTATCTGGTAATTTTGTTTGTTTCATTATAGAATGTAATGTTTGTAATAAACTATTTTGTTTTTTAAAGATGCTGGTTAGAGAAATAAATACTGGTATTTTTGGATCTAAAATATCTTTAATATATTCTTTCACGATTAAAATATATTTATTTAAATATTCTGAATGTATTTCTAATCTAGAAAATTGACTATCAAGATTTAATTTATTATTGTATAGAACAATTTTTTGAGAAAAAATATTATTAAATTTATTACTCCAATTTTTATATAGTAACACCTTTTTCCCTAACAAAACAGAAAAATAATAAGCATGGTAAGAATTAACAATTAAATTTTCTGTAGAACTTATAAATTTTAAAATAGTATCAATACTTTTATTATTTTCATAAATCATACTAATTCTTTCATTAATACCATTAATATTTGGTATTTTTCTTTGACAATGTTCAACAATTCCATATTTTCTTATATTTTTATTATTTTTATATCTTTCTAGCAAAAGACAACTTGGACATGGAACAAAGCCATACTTATTATTTATATCTCTTATACCTATTTTGGCTACCTTATTATGATTAAAATTTATTTTCTTTTTGATAGTTGAGTTTTCATTATTATAACCTGGACCAAAAAAATAAGTTTTTTTAGAACTCTCTATAATAAAATTTATTTTATTATTCCATTCATCTTTTAAATCTATTAATCCACCACCACCTATTATAGCAGTTTTATTTTTTAATTTTTCTTTGGTAATATTATCTATTTGTATATCATTATGAAGACACATAACCTCATAATTATCTGTAATATTTTGATATATTTTATATATAGAAGAATATAAATCTCCAATATTATTTATTTGTATTCCATTTTTTTTTATATTATGAATAAATACATATTTATTTTTATATTTTTTTTTAATATCCAAATTTCCATCAAAATTTAATAGTTTTATCTTTTTACTATAGCACCAATGAGTTAATATATGATCTTCATTATAATAAATCTTTACACCATCTTTAAAATTATTATGCTTTATTTCTTGTAGTAAAAAAGTATTTTGATTAGAACATAATTTTTGATATATAATATAAAGTTGAGCACAAAATAAATGATAATTGTTTATTAAATTTTTATTATTTGTATGGTAAGTTTTTTTTAGTGCTTTATAAATAATTGGATTAAATTTTGAACAAGCAATAAAACCATTAAATAATATATTTTTATTTGAATGATATGATTTAACACTAATAAAAGTATTATTTTTGAAATTTATATTTTTTTCTATCATTAAATCATCATCCATAAAAATTCCTCCATTCAAATATAACCAATAATATCTGAATATATCTGCTTTATGTTGTCCTTTTGCTAATGATTTAATATGATTTATTAAATTAGGGAATTCTTCTAATTGATTATTTTGTATATATTTATACATATTTTCATCATTATACCAATAATAATTATAATCATCCAGAAACATTTTTATTTTATTTATAATAGTACTATCAACCGGATTTTTTTTTGTTACTTGTAAAATATTTTTTGGAATAATTGAAGTATATGTATCATTTTTTTGAAATATATAAAAAGGACATCCTATATTTCCTTTTATTCTTTCTACTAGATTAAATATTATATAATTATTAAAAATATATTCAACAAATTCACGTTTTTTTACATGAACTGCTTCATTATAATTTAAATTCGGTGCGTAAATGATAACATATTTTTTGGACATTAAAAACAATTTTTCCATATATTCTTTATATACTTGTTCTTCAATTAAATGATAAATAACATCACAACTTAATACCAATTCTCCTTTTAATTCATTATCTATATTATCAGAATGAATAAATCTCTTTGTTTTGTCATTTTTAAATTCTTCTTTACATTTGGATATAATAAATTTACTTACATCAATTCCAGTATATATTAATTTTTCTGTATTAAATAATTTTAGTTGATTACCATCACCAACTCCATAATCTACTACTGATTTAATTTCATTTTTTTTTATAAAATTATTTATTATATCTGCTTTAAAATTAGAGAGTTTATTATAGCTACCTGCACCAGAATTTCCTCCATTTATATATCTGTTATTCCAATATTTTTTTGAGTCAAACATATATATATATATATATATTAAATTTATTTAAAGTTACATAACCATACAATTATATATAATTCTATGGCTACAATTGGAATTGATTTAGGGACAACATATTCGGCAGTTGGTATTTATAAAAATGGTTCAGTTGAAATAGTACCAAATGAAAATGGTAATCGTACTACTCCATCATATGTATCTTTTTCTAATAATGAAAGATTAATTGGTGATAGTGCTAAAAGTGGTGCAGTACGAAATTATAAAAATACAGTTTATGATGCTAAACGATTAATTGGACGATCATTTACTGATGCAAAACTAGTCGAAGACATTAAACAGTTGACATTTAAAGTAGTAAATGATAATAATCAACCAAAAATAAAGGTTAAATATAATGATGAAGATAAACTTTTTAGACCAGAAGAGATTTCATCTATGATTTTATCTAATATGAAAGAGATTGCTGAAAGTTATTTGGGAACAGAAGTTAAAAATGCAGTCATAACAGTTCCTGCATATTTTAATGATAATCAAAGACAAGCAACAAAAAATGCAGGTTCAATTGCCGGATTAAATGTTCTACGAATTATTAATGAACCAACAGCCGCAGCAATTGCTTATGGATTAAATGATGAATCAGATGAAGAAAAGAATATTCTAGTATTTGATTGTGGTGGTGGAACATTAGATGTTACATTATTAACAATTGATAATGGATTATTTGAAGTAAAAGCAACTGCTGGTGATACACATTTAGGTGGTGAAGATTTTGATAATATATTAGTCAAATATTTTATGAAAGATTTTAAAAAGAAAACCAAATTAGATATGTCTAAAAGTAAAAAAGCAATTGGAAAATTAAGAAAAGCGTGTGAAACAGCAAAACGAACCTTATCAACTGCTACATCTGCAACTATTGATATTGATTCATTGTTTGATGGCGAGGATTATAATAATAATATTACACGAGCAAAGTTTGAAAATCTTTGCAGTGAGCATTTTGAAAACTGTTTACGACCAGTTAATCAAGTATTAATTGATTCTGGAATGAATAAATCACAAATACATGATATTGTTTTAGTTGGTGGTTCAACACGAATCCCTAAATTACAACAGATGTTATCAAATAAATTTGATGGAAAAAGTTTATGTAAATCAATTAATCCAGATGAATGTGTCGCGTATGGTGCAGCAGTACAAGCGGCAATGTTGTCAGGTGAATCAGATGAAAAATTAGATCAGATATTATTACTTGATGTATCACCTCTTAGTTTAGGATTAGAAACTGCTGGTGGAGTAATGACAGTATTAATTCCTAGAAATAGTACAATTCCATGTAATAAGAAACAGGTATTCTCAACCTATGTTGATAATCAACCAGCAGTAACAATTCAAGTATATGAAGGAGAGCGGAGTATGACAAAGGATTGTCATCAGTTGGGTGAATTTAAATTAGGTGGAATACCACCGGCACCAAGAGGCACACCACAGATTGAAGTAACATTTGATGTTGATGTAAATGGAATATTAAATGTTTCAGCATTGGATAAAATAACAAATGTTAAAAATAATGTAACTATTCAGAATAACAATAGTAGATTAACACCACAAGAGATTGAAAATATGTTAGAGGAAGCAAATAAATTTAAAGAAGATGATGAGAAAAATAGACAAACAGTTAAATCTAAAACAGATTTAGAAAATTATGTATATAATTTAAATAATAGTTTACCAAATATAGATGCTAAACTTGGTAAAGAAGAAAAGGAGATATTACAAACAATTATAACAGAAACATTAGAATGGATTGAAGAAGAGAAGAGAGAAAAAGAAGCATATGATAGTAAAAAAGAGGATGTTGAAATGGTAGTAAAACCAATTATATCAGCAGTTTATAATTAAGTTGAGTTGAGAAATGATAATAATCCTTCTAAATTAGATGAATATTGACAACAAAGTTCATTAACTTCTGCTGGTGAATATTTGTCATCGATATTTACATCTAATGAAACTGGATTATCTAAATCAAATAGATATGTAATCATTCGTTCAACTTCTTTTGTTTTACATTTAGTTAATTCAATAACTAAATCCATTCTACCTGGTCGAATTAGAGCGGGGTCTAATTTATCAACATGATTTGTAGTCATAACAAAAATAGCACCAGTTACTTCAACTAGTCCATTAAAGATATTTAACCAATCTTGAAGTGTCACACCTTTTTTCTTTTTTTTACTAAAATCATCTCGGTTAGATGATAGTTCTGTTACGATTGTTGATTCTTCTGTGGATGACTGATATTCTCTTTTTAAAAAGATATCGTGTCCATCGGCTTCTGGAATAACAAAGATTAAGTCCTTAGGACTAATTTTCTTACCATTTTTAATATTTGAATAAAATATTTTTTGTAAATCTGGTAATGTCATTGATTCATCGAATGAAATCATACAGATATGTCGTTTAGTTTCATTAGCAAGTGCTTTAATGAAACTAGTTTTACCTGTTCCAGGTGGTCCAAATAAACACAGTCCAAACGTGTATGGTTTACCTTTCGATACATAAACTGCTTTATTTTCATTAAAATATTGTAACCGTTGTTTAATTGTCAGATCTGTTTGATATGGTAAAATTAGGTTATTAAAGGTGATAGCTGATTCATTGTCAAAAATCTGGTAATCACAATCATCTTCATCAGACTCTTCTGATGTGGACAAATTATTCCAAGAAAGAATCTTAAGAGATGTACCAAAGGCTTCTTTGTTTTTCTTATCTTCATAAATATCAATAATATTTTTGAGAAAGGATGAAATATTTTGCTGAGATAATGTATCTGAATAAATATGTAATTTAACATGTTTTAATTCAATATAATTAGTTGATTCAGCCAAGTCTAAGTCAGTTTCGGTTGAATAACAATAAATATCATCCTTTAATTTAAGAGTATTTTTCATAATAGGAATAATAATATTCGTATTATCATTTATACTATCAAAGAAATATCCACTTCTACGTTTATCACATTGAATAATATCTTTTACATTACAGTTTTTAATAATAAAATCATAAATAGCTTGTAGTGCGGTATTTGCATTGGTTTCTTCCTTTCCTTTTAAGCCAATTCCAATAGTATAACTATATGTAATAATTTTTCGATACTTATACCAGTATGATTTAACCCATTTAATTAATCTAGTAAATAGATTATTTACATTGAAATCAATAATTGATTTGAATAAAAATATACTTTCAATTACTTTCTGAACAGGTGAGCTATTTCCTTTTAATAATGTGGATAACACAAGTAAGCTACTTGGATCTACCATTGTTTAATAATATTTATGTAAAATATTATTAATATTTATTTTCACTTTTAAAAAGCTTAGTTAGAGTATGCGAGACCACCCATACCACTCATGATACGAAGTACATTGTAGTTGGTAGCGTATACACGGATCTTGGAACCGACATTCTGGCCTAAAGCGGACTGACCGGACTGACCGGCTGCCTTAGGTGTGAGCTGAAGCTGGAGAACAGCGGAGTCGATGCGAGACATATTGCATGTTCCGGAAGGCTGGTGTTCCTCGGGCTTGAGGGCGAAGGAGTATACGTTAATACCTGTGGCTGGGACATTGGTGTGATGCTGGTATGGCTGTACAAGGTTGAAGTATGAACCGAGGCGTTCCTGGAAGCGATCGTGGCCGTTGAGCTGGAGTTTGGCACGGATAACTGGGTTACGGCCGGCACGGACTGGGCCAATACCTGCGTGGTCAACACCTTGACCGGCATCAGTAGTTCCCATGTTAATGGCTGAACCAGAGGCTGCGACTGAACCTGGACCACCAGATGCCCAGTTACCGCCAAGTGCGGCTTGAAGCTGAGCTTCAGTTAAACCTAATTCTCTGGACATTGCTCCGACGTTAATATTTGAGGCACCACCGAAAAGTGCTGCTGCCTGGTTAAGATTACTTCCTGCACCAAGAAGAAGTGGGAAACTCTCTGCGGCGAAGCCGGATTCGATATTACCGTCACGGTCAACATCGTCGGTGTAGTTGCTCCACTGCTTCCATTCCTGTGAAACGTCATCTCTCTGGACTACCCAGACAAGCTCTTTGCATGGGTGGTTGAAATTAAGCTTAACTTTGACGTTTGTTGAGGTTACTGATTCATCACCAGTGAACTGAAGCTGTTCGATGAGGTATTCGTGTGAAACCTGTGCGAATCTGCGACGCTCGTCAGTGTCAAGGTAGATGTAATCTACGAAGAGGGATGCGTACTGAAGTGGTGGAACACAGATGCATTCCGCACCACTGTTGCCAGCTGCACAGTTCTGGACACAGCACATACCAGTGCCATCTCCCTGTGAGTTAACAAGGTAGCATTCTTCTTTGTTACGGAACTCCATGTTGATGCGGACTTCATGGTACTGAAGGGCAATAAGTGGGAGTGCGAGACCGGGGTTACGGCAGAACCAGAACTGAAGTGGTACATAGAGGGTTGTTGCCTCAACTTTTCTGAGACCGGCGCCGGTAAGAAGAAGGTTGTTACCAACCATGTTATCGTAACCAACCTGGTGACCGGGTTCCTGGGTGAGTTCATTCCAGATATTGAGCCAATCACCGTAGTGTTTGTCAATTCTCTGGCCACCAATCTCTACTTCTACACTACGGATAAGAGCGTGTCCGATGTAGTTAACCCATCTGAAGTAGCACTGATCACTGTCACTATTACCACTGCCAGAGGTGATAACAGATGTTACGACACCACTGTTGGCGCTGCGAGTTGGTACATTAACTTCTGGAAGAGTTACCTGAAGGTATACACGGTGGATTAAATCACCGTTTCTGCTAATTGTGCATGTTACTTTGCGACCGAAATCGACCTGACCGTTGAAAGTCTGTTCAATGGACTCCATTGCGAAGTTTGTGTGGCGTCTGTAGACGACTTTCCAAAATGTAATCTGGGGGTTACCTGTGAGGTAAACATCCTGTGCTCCATAAGCTACTAATTGCATTAATCCTCCTCCCATTTGTATTTATACTATAGGTTTAGAAAAAAAATTTACCTAAAACGCATAAAATAATTTTATTTTATTTATTTATTTAGGTTGCTTACACTTGTCAACTATTTTTTCAAAATATTTTAAAAATTTTTCATTATTATTAATTTTATTATTTTGTTTTGTGAATTCATACATTTTATTATTAATTGTAATGTGATTTTTATTATCTTTATTTTTAATTTGTTTAACCTCCCAACCGTCTTCTAATGCGGTAAATATAAGTTTTGTTATTTTTTCATTCGGCAGTTTAATATTACTCATTGTTATAATTCTATTATTAGAATAAACAAATAATTCTTTAACGAATATAAAGAAGTTCAAATATAATATAGTATAATGTCAACTTTTAAATTAAAAAGTGATAAAATCTATAAAAATACTAATAGAATTACGTTAGATGCAGAACATGAAAAGAAAATCAACTATTTCAAAGAAATTAAAAATAAAAATATCTTATTAAAACAAGAATATAAAAAAATCAAAATTGAATATGAAAAATTAAATAATATAAAACCTAAACTTTTAACAGATGTACAATTAAAAAGGAAATTGTGTCTAAGACATAAATTAAAAGATTACAGAAAAAAGATTAAATCTATTGACAACAATACTGAAATGAATGAATATTATACTAATACAGCTCCAATATTATATCAATATTATGAAAATATTAATAATTTTAAAGTAAAAGATGAAATAAAGATGACTGATATAAAAAAAAATAGTATAATTAATTATTTTAATGAAGATGATGGAGATGATGAAGATGCTGATAAACAATCGCCTTCTAATAAAAATAATAAATTAAGTGAATTAATGAATTATGGTGAATCATTTCAAAAAGCTAAATTACTAAATAAATATTTAACTGTTACAGATAAAAATTATATAAAAAAAAATAATTTAGAAAAATCAATTCTTATTTGTGAGAAATGTAATGAGGAACGTATAATTATAAAAGATGAAGGTTATGTTGTTTGTAATACATGCGGACATGTATCTACTATTTATCTAGAATCTAATAAACCTAGTTTTAAAAATCCACCACCAGAAATATCATATTTTGCATATAAAAGAATTAACCATTTTAATGAAATACTTGCACAATTTCAGGGAAAAGAGTCTACTGAAATACCACAAGAAGTGTATGATAAATTAATAATTGAAATTAAAAAAGAAAGAATTCAAAATATGGCCTTATTAAATGATAAAAAAATTAAAGAATACCTAAAGAAATTAAAATTAAATAAATATTATGAGCATATTCCTCATATCATAAATCGATTATGTGGATTACCTCCTCCGGTATTAAGTCCTGAAATAGAAGAGAAATTAAGATTAATGTTCAAAGAGATACAAATTCCATTTAGACAAGTTTGTCCTAGTAATAGAAAAAATTTTTTATCCTATTACTATGTTTTACATAAGTTTGTTGAACTATTAGATATTGATGAATTAAAATTCAGTTTTCCTCTATTAAAAAGTCGTGAGAAATTACATGAACAAGATAAAATCTGGAAACAAATCTGTAATATTCTAAAATGGGAGTTTGTTAGAAGTATCTAAGATTTTGCAGACATTATTTCGGAACTACTCTCACTGATTTTATTTGATAAATGAGAACTAAATAGATTTGATATTCCACTCATACGATTTTTATTCTTTGATCTTCGACTTGCAGGATTTAAACTTTTTAATATTGCACTGATTTTTCGTCCAATACTTATTGGTTCAGTTTCTGATGTAGTTCCAGTATTAGTATCCTTAGTATTTATATAATCTAAATGGGGTAAAAGAAAGAATATATAATTGGTGATAAAATTACTAAGAGTGTTTGATTTAGTATTATTGGTTATTGAAAATAAATTTTTTGATTCACTTGAAGATGGACTTAAATTAAATATTGATGAAAGTATATTAATACCAAGCGATAAAACTATAACAATAACAATAGCTAATATTTCTATGGTTGAATAACTAGAAGATTTATTCTTATCTTTATTATCTTCATTACTTGGCCAAAATATCATAAGTGATGTCATTACCACTGTTAAAAGTACTGTTACTGCAATTAATCCAATTAAAAGTCCTGTATTTGAATAACAGTTTCGGAACAATAAAACTGCTAGTATACTTAAAATAATAAGCATTGGTATAAATCCAAATCCAAATAATTTTAATTTTTTCTTATTATCACAATTAATATCACAATGTTTACTATCAATCATACATTTATTTTTAAAGAAATTGCCATTTGTTAATGAATTAAATATACTTGTAAAACCTCCTAAGGATGATAGGGCTCCAATAACCAGTGAGAGTAGTCCCCCTAAGAATATACTAAAAATTAATGAT